CCCTCAAAGAGGCGCGGGTCGACTTTGCCGAAGCCGACACCGACAAAAGAATCTTGATTGGCCCGGCCCTCGTGCCCGACAAACCCATCTATAGAAAGAACGGCGACGACGAGTTCTACGTCTACTTCTCCAAGAGCACCGTACGCAAGGCAGCCGAACTTTATCTCAAGCACGGCAACCAAACCAACCACACCCTCGAACACGAACACAACATCAACGGCCTCACCGTCATCGAGTCGTGGATGGTCGAGGACAAAGAGAAGGACAAGAGCCGCGTGTATGGTCTGGACGTGCCCGTAGGTACATGGATGGTTGCCGTTAAGGTGGATAACGAGGCCATCTGGCAAGAGTGGGTCAAAGAGGGCAAGGTCAAAGGGTTCTCCATTGAGGGCTACTTCGTCGACAAGATGAAGAAGAACGCCGAAGACGAGATGCTCGCCGAGCTTGCAAGGGCCATCGTAAAGGGTGACGGACGCACCAAGACAGGCAAGCGCGTTGTCATGGAATCGTTCAGCGACTACCCCGAGAGCGTACGCAACAACGCACGCCGTGGCATCGAACTGAACGAGAAGAACGGCAACAAGTGCGCCACGCAAACGGGCAAGGTCCGGGCGCAGCAACTGGCCAACGGCGAGCCCGTGTCTTTGGAGACGGTGAAACGTATGGCTTCGTATCTGGCCCGGGCGGAGGAATACTACGACGAGGGCGACACCTCGGCGTGTGGGACTATCTCGTACCTCTTGTGGGGTGGCAAGGCCGCCCGACGTTGGGCCGAGTCCAAGCTCAACGAAGAGCTCCTCAAGGCCATCGAGAAAGAATTTGACAACAAACTTCAGGAATGAGGGTTTGAAAAACTTATATCAAAAAAGGACCTCCATGACTATCTCTGAACGTGTGCAAGAAGTGTTCCAGCGTTTCAACGTCAACCTCACGGTGACGGAGGAGCCACGTACCGAACTTGCCGAAGCCGTACTCGAAAACGGCACCGTCATCTATACTGACGCCGACGACTTTGACGAAGGCGCAGAAGCGTACATCATCAACGACGAAGGGGAGCGCATCCCCCTCCCACAGGGTGACTACACCTTGCAAGACGGAAGCGTCCTCAAGATCGCCGACGGCGGCAAGGTCGCCGGCATCGAAGGCAAAGGCAACGACGGCAAAGAAGGTCGAGACGGCAAGGTTGGTCCTGACGGCAAAGCCGACGGCAACGCACCCAAGACCAAGGAGAAGGCCCCCGCAAAGGAGGCCCCTGCAAATGACGCACCATCGAAGGAGGCGCCTGCAAAAAAGAAGCCGGCTCCAAAGAAGCCCGCTCCCGGTAAGAAACTCGCACAAGAAGAACCAAACGACATGCAAGTACAAATGAACGAAGAGCAGGTCTTGGCCATGCTCGTAGACCGCTTCCCCGACTTGGGCGAGGAGGTCGCCGCACAAATTGCCGCAGCCGTGGCCGAAATCTACGCGATGCCTGAAGAGGTAGTCGAGGAAGAGGTCGAGGCAAAGGACAAGGACAAAGAAGAAATGTCCGCACAAGAACCCCAAGAAGACCTCGTCGCCGTCGAGCTCGCTGCCATCAAAGCGGAACTTGAAGCGATGAAGAAGCAAGCCGCCGACGCTGGCTTGAAGCACGCAGCCCCGACCCCAAAGGCGGAGCCCGTAGACCTCACGAATCTTTCAACTTCGGAGCGCGTTAACGTTCTCCTCAATCAATTCTCAAAGTAATGAGTCTTTACAAGTTCGGCGAAAACGCCACAGTAAACGTCGGTACTTACAATGGGGTAGCAGCGCGTCCATACGTGTCTGCCGCTATCCTCGCAGCCGACACCATCGCAAACGGGTACATCTCCGTACTCGAAAACGTTCACTCAAAAGCAGTTCTCCGGAAGTTCTCCGGTGCGGCTATCCAAGCCAACGACGACTGCGCTTTCTCAACCCCTGCCTCTGGTCAGTTGACCGTCGGCGAAGCCGTCCTCGAAGCGTCTGCACTCAAAGTCAACGAACAGGTGTGTAACGCCGACCTCCGCGCTACGTGGGAGTCAGCTTTGATTCGTTCACAGAACGACGGAGCACCCGCCGACTTCGTGACCTATACGGCTCAGTACGTCGCCGCAAAGGTCGCCGAGACTGTGGAGCACAACATTTGGGCCGGCAACTTTACCGACGACCTCGGAGAAGCTGCGACCTACACAGCATTCAACGGTATCATGAAGAATATCGTTGACGGAACACCAGACCGCGAAACAGTTGCGGTCCTTCCTTTGGCAGTGGAATCGGAAACCAATGTTTCCGTGGGCATCTTGGACGCATTGGCATTGTTGACCCGAGGTGCTGAAGGTGCGCCCGCTTCCATTGCTGGCGACCCGAACACCAAAATCTTCATGTCTCGTGGATCGGCTCAGTTGTACTACCAAGCCCTTGCTGCTGAATACAACCTGCCCTTCTTGAATGACGGGTTGGCTACGCGCTACGCTGGCTACGAAATCATCACTCCCGGTGGCTTCCCTGACAACGCCTTGTTGTGCAGCAAGATTGACAACTTGTACTTCGGTACAAACCTCTTGACTGACCACATCCAAGCGTCTGTTTTGGACTTGACAGGTGTGACCGGCGACGACGTGACTCGCGTCATCATGCAGTTCAGCGGAGGTACGCAAGTTGTCGACCTCGACGGATTGAGCGTGTGGCGTACAGCAATCCCTGCTTAATAATTAACCGAGACAACGGGGGGCCTTGGGGCTCCCCCGCCTCTCCCTAAACCTAAAAAAACATGGCTTGCGATTTAACATTGACAGGACGCGGTGTAGGGTGTAAGGACGCCCTCGGTGGAATCAAGCGTATCTACGTGGCAGAATGGATTGACGGAGTTTGGGAAAGCATCAGCGCCGGTGAGGTGGCCGGTGCGACCGAAGCCATCACCTTTTACACCTACGACATGACGCGCGGGTCTGGTTCTTTGAGTCAGACAATTACGTCCGACCTCGCCGCAGGTACGGTCTTCTTTGATCAAGTTTGCTCGGTGACATTCAACAAAGCTGCCGCCTCCGACATTACGGAAATCTCCAACCTCGTCAAAGGCCGAATGGCCGTCTTGGTTGAGGACAACAACGGCAACTGGTTTGTCATGGGACACCAAAACGGCGTTGAGGTTTCAGGCGGAACGGCCCAGACGGGTACGGCTGCCGGAGACCAAAACGGATTCACTTTGGAGTTCAGCGCACAGGAGGTGGCACCAGCTCCATTCTTGGCCTTGACTTCAGGCGAACCAAGTGACGAAGACATCACGATCACGGCTGCACCGTAAGACTGCGAAAATACCGGGCCACCTTAGGCCGTTATTGTTACAAGGAGGGGGAGGGCGTTGGCCTTCCCCTTTTTTATTTAGACTCATGATTCACCTCGTCCCAAATTCTGACTCCAACATTGTCTACGTCACCCCCTTCGAGGCGAGGAAGTTTCTTGCTGCGTTTACGGACTACCTCTTCGTCTTAACGAATCAGGCCACCGAGGAGCAGTTCGCTTGCGTCTTTAACTTTCAATACGACAACGAGAGATATACCCAAGCGGACTTGCCAACGGGCAACGACGACCCCGTGAACGGCGAGTTGCTTATCACCGAATCGGGCCTCTACACCTACACTATCTACGGCCAAAACTCCGACTCGAACCTCGACCCAGATGACGCGGCGGTGGTGGGCGTGTGTGAGGTGGGCTCGTGCAAAGTGAGTGACGAGGCGCCGTGGACTATCCCGAACGTCACAATCCCTGACAACGTCATATATTACGAATGACATGGAACTACTGAAGCTCAAAGAATACCAAGAGCGTTCGTACGCCGAGAAGCCCTCGAATCAGGGGTTCGTAAACTACGGCGACGACAACCTCTTTCCTCAATATCTTATCGATCTATACAAGTCCAGCGCGACGCACAACGCCCTCTGCACCTCCATTGCCTACATGATCTTCGGCGACGGCGTCCAGGCCGACACGTTGGAGGCGCGGTTGAAGATTGAGGAGTGGGGTTTGCAAGA